ACCGGCAGCCGTCAAGCCACCAGACCGCGATTTGTGTACACCGATCTTAAGACTTACTGAACGTGTACTACTTTTTGTAGCCTTTGCCACCTTTCTTGCCTCCGCAAGAGCCTTTGCCTTTGTGTGCCATTAGGCCATTCTCCGGCGACGACGCAGGGCGGCAAAGTCATCACCGCCAATCTTCATCTTGTCACCAGCCATGCGAGCAATCTTTTGTTGCTTAGGCGAAAGCTTTTTTTTCTTTTTAGACTTACCAGGTGGTCGGCCAACTTTGGAGCCGTAGGTTCCAGGTCCGCTAGGCATTGTTTAATACTTTGTAAGGTTAACGTGTTAGAAATCAATGTCAGACCGTTCAAGTTTCTGCATGATCTCTTGTCGATATGCAGGATCACGAGAGTAACGTGGATCGTTCATAGCTTCAACAAGTTCAGCTTGACTGCGGAAAACATTTTGATTGTTTGAAGGAGCCTTGCCTTGGATAAGGTTTCCTTCAACACCAATAGAATCTTGGTACTTATATGCCAGAGCCTGCACCGCAAAGTATGCGGCAGCAGGGTTACCAGAATCCATCACCTCATCATACAAAGTAACTTCATCCTCAGACATATTCTGGCTAGCCCATTGCACCATGTTGTCGTAATTTTCTTCACCACCAACGACACCCTTCAACCCCTGAACGTCTTGTTCAGTAAGTTGACGAGGTTCATTGGATTGCATCTCATTACGATACTCCAGGTACATTTTGGCAAGGTCACCGGGCTTAGCCTCTGCTAGTTCTTTCAAAGTCTCCTCTGAAAACTCGCCTTTGGATTCTTCCCAAAGACGATCTAGCAGGGACGCATCAGGACCTTCTTCTTGTTCCTCTTCTTGTTCCTCTACAGTTTCTTCTGTAGATTCTTCAGTCGTGTTACTTTCACCAAGTTTCTTTTGCAGTTCTAGGTATGCAGACTCAAGCTCTTGTGCGTTCTTGTATTTACCAGCAAGCATTTGCTCCTGGTCTTGCTGCATCTGTTCGCCAACTTGCAAAGAATCTTGTTCATCTGCATTAAGTTCTCCCGGTGCATTTTCTTCCGGGATCATCGACATTACTTCAGCCATAGGTGGTTAGGATGATTGTTGTAGCTGGTCCGCTACGATTGGATTTTTAGAGGGGTCAGCCATTGGTGTCTTCATTGCATCAATAGCTAGTTGATTATTTTGCAAGTCTTGCTGCTGTTGCATTGCCATCTGCCTTTCCTCTTGCACCTCTTGCATAGAACGTACAAGGTTCAAGACGTCAATACCCTGGGCCGCGGCCAAACGTTTGATCACTTCGTCAGTGTTAATAAACTGACCAATAGCTTCAGGACCAAGAGTCTGTGCAATGATAGTCAGGAACTGACCAAGACTTTCTCTGTCTTGTCCACGACCAAGAGCATTGATACCAGCAACGATTGTTGGTTTGACAATATCTTTGGGGATCCGTGGAATTTCGCCAGACTTTTGCGCCTGACTAAGTTTACGATTTAGGTATGGAACAAGGAAGTCAACTGTGAGCAGACTAAACAGTCCGCCAAGCTGTTGCTCCAGCTCCATCTGTGTCATGCGTACTTCTTCTGCAGTCGTACGTTCACTGTTCCTCACGTTCATAATGAGGAATGCTTCGTTTAGGCGACGTTCGAGTACACCAATCATTTCGTAGGCAGTACGGAAGTCAGCAGTCTTGCCAACCTGAATGACACCAACGTCATCAGGACGACCTTGAATAATGGCCCCGTTACCTGCCTGTGCAAGGGTGCTAGGTTTAGTTGTAGATGATGGACTGACAGTAAATACAACTTTACTTGCAGCAGCAGATCCTTCTACAATTGCCTGAGACAATCCTTCTAAAGATTTGAGGTCACCGATAAATTGCCCGGCTCTGCCTCTACCGTAGGATTCACCATCGACCGTGTTAAATCTCAATGGAATCCAAGGATTTACATCGAGTGGTGATTTACCTTGTGAACCTTTTACTATTGTGTCGTACACCTCTTGGTGCCAGACAAACCGATTGTTGTCACGACGTACGTGTGTGTACACGTCTACATCATCTTTGTATGAACTGTTTTCATCCATGACCTTCTCGTTAAGGAGTCCGTCAGGCAGTTGTTTTTCAATTAGTTTTTTAGAGATACGTTCTTTCGTGACTATTTCAATCACTTGACCGTTCCCGTCCCGATCCACTACATAGCGATTCAGAGGGTATAACTTCAATCCTAATTTGCTCATGAAGATGAGAGCATTACCACCTACAACCAAATGCTGCAAAGCCTGATGGACCACAACGCGGTCATCAGATGCTGCAATAGATTCCAGGATTGTACGCTCAACCTTTGCAAAAGACAAATCAAGTTCAGACTTAATTTCAGGCCCAAAGTCTTGACCCAGTTGACTTTCGTCAAGCTGCAGTTTAAAAAACGAAGTTTGCACAGGAAGCAGAGCCAGCATCAATTTAGATGCCAACGTCACACAACCCTTAGCTCCAACGCTTTGATACGGTGTCTTAAGTTGTCGCATACCCGTGTGACTTTCTTCGTGTCCACGGATTAAATATGGAAGAGTTAGTTCTGATGCTTGTTTAGCTTCATCAAGGAACTGTGAACGATCACTCGACAAATAGTCATACCTTGTACGTGCTGACATTATTAAATGTTAAGTGATGAGATACGCATACCAGATCTACCGAACTGGCTGCTGACTGTACGTCTTGCTCCGGTCGATGTAAATTCAGGTGAACGTGCAGCTTTGACACCTGAGACCCTTTGACGATTAGAGTTAGCGTAGGCGTCTGTAACACGTGCTCGTTGCTGACGTTGGATGTCAGCTTCTTGAGCTGTTTTGATTTGTGCTTTCAACCCACCAATTTGATCTTCGTAACCAGTGCGAGTTGTACTCAACTCACTACGCAAAGCGTCAATGTTTGTTTGGAACAAACTGCGTTGTGATGCAAGTTGATCAGCAGATTGTTGTCCGAGGGTTTGTCTCAAAGTATTCATTTGTGAAGCATACTCACCGCTGAGTTGTGAACGCAAATCACTGAGAGCTTTTGTCCGCTCGTTTGTGTATTGGGAACCCAGCGTTGACCGCAAACTTGCAAGCTGCTGGTCTACCTGCTCTTGTGTAATACCTGGGACAGGCTTAGGTGCGTTTGCAATTTCTAGCTCACGCGCTTTTGTACTTTGTGTTAGCGCATCTAAACGGGACTGCAAATCCGCAATAGTTTTTGCTTGTTCAGGATCAGTGCGGTACTCAATCTTAGCTTGTTGTTGTTGAGGAAAAGTTTGATAGACGTTTTGAGTATAAATATCTCCATCATCATTTGAATATTTAACAGTATCAACCAGAGCTTTTCCAGCACCGCCTTTGAATGAAATATCATCCCTTAAGACCGATCGCATAGGGTCAGAGTTAATTTTCTTAAAGACACTAGGGTTCCTTTGGGCTAAGTTATACAAAAGGTCATGATTGTAATCATTACCGATCAAGTCAGGATGTCTAGATGCGTACATTACTTATTATCCTCCATATATTTAATGACCCACTCAACGACACTACGCTGACCGGATCGGTACATAATCTTTTGCATTGTATCGTCAGGTGAAGGGTTCGTGGGTGGGAATGATTCTTCCAGTGCATGGATCAATCCTTGAGAGTTCATCCCAAGGACTTCAAGCATATTGGGGGAGGTCATTGTTACTGTGTTCAAAGAAGGCTGGAACACGTGATGCTTTTGTGAAGGACAGCTCAGGGGCTTTACCTTCATACATCAGACGATCACTTGAATCCATCCAAAATTTTTTGTTTAGATATTTGTCGGGGTTAGATGCAGACAAGGGCTGCAACACCCAACTTATAGTTGCCTTTCTGAGACGATCAAGAGAAGGACTGATGTTATACCCCAGCTCAGTATGAACCAGACTATTGGTAGCCACATGAATTTGTTCATCTCTGGAAATATCTGCGCTACAGGTTCTCATCCCAGGGTCACCAGTAGCGCGAAAGAGTGGTAAAAGAACGAAGAAAATCGCACGTTCGGCCACCATTGCCTTGGTGATCGTGTGATCAGGATGCGAAGTCCAAGCTTCACGAAGCCGAAAGGCTTCATCCTCAGCTTTCTCATCAACGCCGTGAGCAGCGGCAATGAAACCAAGTGCGAGGTCATGTTTTTCTTCGTCCTTGACGTTGGACAGAAGTAGTTCACGCGCCAACTCTGGTACTTCAGTGGCGAGAGCTTCATTGATAAAATCTCCCACAGGCAGTTCCATGTGACGCAAGGCAAGGGCACGTTTCAATACATCGTGTGCCCCTTCCTTGATTGTACCAGCAGTTGTTTGTACTGGTGTCCATGTTCTTTTTCGTTCGAGTAATTTTTGATACGGGTTCATTCTTGACAGTCGCAGGTTTGTTCTTCATTAAGAATGTCTGCAAGGTACTGGTCAACATCATCTTCAGCTAGTGCAGCGTATGCATCTGACTTATCTTGAGTGTCTCCCATAACTTGTAGACTGTAGTAAAGGGAGGTCTGTGGAGATTCCAACCACTCTTCGATAAAGGCTTCGTCATATGTAACGACATCACTCCAACTGTTGAAGCTATACCCGTGAAGAAGTCCCGTGCGGTCGAGCATGGTCATGATGCCATCGGCAACACGTTTGTAGTTTGCCCAACCAACTTCTGATGCAATTTCTACATCGCCATATTCGTATGTCTCGACACCGAAGGTGCCACTATCCCTGTCTACTGTACGCCCGACAGGCGGAGCGATTTCTGGTGTGCAAGTATAACCATCCAGATCCTTGCTTCGATAACTGCAGGAGGCAGTGGGTGCGATAGCAAAGGCTCGAACCATATTATGAGACCTAGCCATTGCTGCGGCAGACTCAATACCAACGTGGAATTGATGCACCAATTCATAGGCTGCTGTGCGTACCACTTCGCCTGCATTGTGCTGGTCCAAAGCGATACCGAACTGTTCATAAGTTACTCCGTACCGCCGTAGGAGATTTGCCAGTCCGAGCATTCCGAGTCCGACTTGTCGGTCGGTCTCAGGTGGGAGGTATTCTCCAGAATCGCCAACGCCAGTTTTAGCGTGGAGGGTACACAGCTCCGACATACCCTGAACGAAAGCTCCTGGAATCTCGTCGAACTCACAGGCACCGAGATTGATATGTTGGAGCAGGCAGGACCCGCGTGAGGGCAGGTATACCTCCAGGCAGACGTTACCTCGGACTCGATTTCCTTCATTGTCATACTTTACCTTGTTAAGCCAAATGTCTCCTGCCTTGATGGATTGTAGGAGTTGTTCCTTAAAAGTGCACGACCGCCACCAACCTTCAGTGATGTTGATGCATCGCTTAATCCATGGCAGCTCATGACGAGGTGTTTGAATAAACTCAAGGGCATCAGCGTGACAAAGATCAAGGTGACACACAACAGCACCGTTTTTATACACGCCGCCGCGACGGAGAGTCTCATTTAGTGTTGAGTAGATTTTTGCGAAAGAGACTGGTCCAGATGCAACCAAGCCTTTACCATTTTCTGTTCCTTTGGGTCGCAGTTCCGACAAGTGGACTGCAACACCTGCTGCATGGCGTAGCGCAAAGGATACGTAGCGCCACGATTTTTCAATTCCATCAGGTCCCTCCATAGAATCCTGGACAACAAATACCGTGCACGAAACCGGCAGTCTGGACGTTGGATCATCCATCCATTGTTGGACACGTCCGGTGCGAGAAATAAGTGAGGTGGTCATTCGATAATCAGATCTTGCAGATAAGGTTCTTTGTAGTTAGGTCCTTTCAGGACTTTGCCGTCAGGACGGTAAATAGGTTTGCCAAACTCGTCAAGCTTGGACATGTTTGATTCGTGAACCCGACGGAAAGCTTCGTCAAGATCCCACTCTTGTGATGCAGCAAATTGATAGCAAACATAGACAAGGTCTGCTAACTCTTTCAACTGCTCACAATCATCTTTCATGTGGTAAGCTTCGTGGAACTCTGACCACTCTTCATCGATCAAAGATTTCTGTAGGCCGCGCTGGTCCTTCCCAGTCATCAAAGTATACG